ATAATTGAACTGTACCTAGAGAAGCAAGATAAACTTTCTGAAAAAGAAAAACAAGTCCTTCTCGAAGCAATTGAACTAATAAATAGACCAATCTTCACAACAGGTTCTGGCGAAATGAAAATTATTAACCCTAACGGATACGGTGGAAGTATCAACCTTTCTAAAAACGTACCAACTAACTAAATATGGAACACCTCATCAAAGACACAAAGAAACGTACAGCACAGCGTCACGAACTACACGACAGCCCTTGGGTATGGCTCGCCGCACCACTCCTCTTACTAGCACTCCTAGTTGTCGGCTGGGTACGAAGTTTAATTGGTGTATAACTATGACACACAACACCAAAGGCTTACAAAAGAAGATTGAACAGAGAGATTATCAATCTGATGTACGCGCCTTAGAAACAAATGCGGGTTTAAAGTTGACACATAACACAGAGGTTGAGGAGGCGCTAAAGCTGTTGTTAGCTGAGTACGGTCAAACAGGAGATGCCTCAAGGTCTGTAAATGTTCTCGAAGCAGTAGACCATCAGCTACAGAAAGCCCGCCAAGACTGGCTACGAGAGGAGATAGTGAGGTTGGAGGGAGCAATGTATGACAAGCCACGAGGGTATAGAGGAAAAGCATTTAACGAGGCTTTTCAAACCATCATAGACCGCTACTTAGCCGAACTAGACCAAGATAACAGTAATAACACTTAGAGTATGAACAAAGACACCCCACAGAGCGACCCAGTATCAGACTTCTTTAATGCGCCAGATGAGGTAAAACGACCAGTGTATGAAAAAGCGTTAGAGAAGGCGCAGGAAGAGCAGAGCAACACAGATTGGCGAGAGGAGCTAGACAGACTATCCAACATATACGACTGGCATCATGAAAAATGTAGTGGACACGCCCACTTTCCTTCATGTCCCGTTGTAAAACTAAGACGAACCATTGAAGTAAACATCTCCCAACTCCTAGAAGCAGAGAAGAAGCGGTGGAGGGAAGTGGTGAACTCTGAAATAACGGAAGAACCCTTGTATGTCGGACAGACACAGTACGACTTCTACAAAGGCGACGTGCGTTGGGTAGCAAACCAAGCCCTAGACTCAGTATTACAAAAATTATCTTAATGTATGTGGGCAACACCAGAGAATAAAACATGGTTTAAAAGAAAAGATGGCTCCATGTTTCACGCACTAAATGGTCACATAGATGGGAAGAAAGTATCTCTACGAGAGTGGGTACTTGAATTACAAGAAAGCGAACCAATTATCTTAATGTAGGTTATGAAAACACATTGGATGCACACATTTGAAGCTGACGGATGGGAACAATGGGGTTACACCACTATCTGGAAAGGTAAATGTAAATGTGGTGCTACGACAAGGGACAGTAACATAAAATTGACCAGAGGAAAAAGACCGACCACAAAACTGTTACTTATTTCTCTTTTAGCACCTTGGCTAATCTTCAACGTCTTCGCTTACATGTATGTGAATGGAGTATATCCGTTTAGTTACTAACCCCCCTAATCACTAATAATCTAAACAGTATGGTATCAGTAAGTTTAATAGTCTTATGCACCTACGCCAATATGATTGCAAGTAATTGCATACCCCAAGAAATATGGGACGACCCTGTACCCTTCTGCTTATATCAGCCTGAGTGATATATACGATATGATATATAAGTTTTTCACCATAAAACTGATATGCTCTGTAAAAAATGCTACACCCACCAAGGCCAACCTCTACTCTGCAAGTACTGCTACAACCAAATAGCCAAGTGGGTGAGTAACTTTGTACCCAATCCTAAAGAGGTGGTGAGTCGGAGGAGGTGATATAATTATAGGGTAAGTTCTTTGCCAATTACAGGAGGAAGGAAATGCACTGCATACGCTGTTCGCACCTTACCTTCCACTCCGATGTTATCGAGGTGGAACGGGTATCACCCACAGAAGTTCTACTTCACAAGATAAGGATTTATGAATGCGGAAGGTGCGCAGCCATGATAAAGATTATCCTACCTGCGCTGAAGTTCACTCATCTCATCGCTCGTAATTCTCATCGCAATCACCGAGCGCAAAGCAATCGTTGATTTCCTACTAGGAGAGGAGCCTTGAGACCGACTAAAGAGTGTCCGTGTTGTGGGGAAGTAAAGAAGCAAAGTGGGCACCATATTTTTCCCCGCAGGTTCTACGGAAGAGGACACAAAAACAACCACCTCTTTCTTCTTTGCGAAGAATGTCATCGGGAGTTGGAAACGTACATTCCGCAGTATCAAAAAATGCCTCACGCTTTCTACCAAGCAATCCTCGATGTCTTTATCGAGAAGCTCTGCAAGAAAGCAAAACTAAATAGCCGCCACTGAAAAGAGACGGCTATTCTTTACTTTATGCTATACTAAACACATGGTATGGCAGTATGAAATCGTAGAAGAAGACGGCGACTGGTTATTAGTCGAACGCTTTTATGATGACAGCAATGAAGAGCCAAAACTAGACGGTGCGTACTCCGTTGTCCTTAATGGTGGGATTGACAGAAAGGATATGATTCACACTCTGCAACTCATGGTGTGTGACACCTTCACCGATAAGGAAATGCGTGAACTAGACGGAATGTTTAAAATTCGTAAAGAGGTCAAGAAGTTGAAGGGCTTGGTATAATAGAGACCTTATGCCATACAAAATCATCAGCCCTACAGGGGTGTCTGTTACTAAATCACTATCAGAAGAGGAGGTTACTAAGTTGAAGGCTGGTGGGTATTTTAAAATTGAACCAGAGACTAATTCGCTTGATGAGTTCTTTTCTAATGAGAAGCCAGCGTTGAGGATACATCGTGCACCGCTTGAGGAGTGTGAAAGCTGCTCAGCATGATATAATACAAAGACTTATATCCACTATGCAGGGGTTAAGTTAAGTTAAGTTATGCAATTTAAATCAAAATCAAAATCAAACGAACAATCTAACGGCCTTATCAATAACTGTTGGTTGGTACAAGGACACACACCAGAACATTTGGTCGGGCGTGTTTGCCAAGCAATAGAGATGTTAGGCCTGAAAGACACACAAGAAAAAGCGACAAAAGATATTTTGAGAAAAGAAATTTACTCATTTTTCTCAAGAGACTACGGCGCTTTATTTGTAGACACTGATTTGGCCGATGTCATTCATCATGTTTACGAACAGGAAAGACGCTATTGCGATAAACAAGGTTTACCACCTGGACACAAAGGTGTGTATACTCTTATCAAAGAATTACCAGAAGATACTTCTAATTTACTAGAAGACTAAATTATCATTCACCCCTGCATAATGGGTAGAAGAACAGTTGACAATTCCCACACTTGACATGGTAGAATGTAGGTAGAGATGGTTGGTTGTCCTGCGCGGGTATTCTATTCGTTCGATTCGAGATAGAAGGCGAAGTATCACACCGTAAGGTCTGCCGTGATAGCAGGATTCGCTCCGCTGGAAAGCCAATCATCAAGTTCTTAACCCGCCCCTGCAAGTACCTCAATGCACCGAGAAGGCTTCTCCGCTTAGTACATACATACTTGATTTTCTATAACGACTCCAACCTTTCAACTAAGCAATCTGTGTTCAAATCACAACAGGGGCATACGATGACCCAACAACTAGAGTACACATTTAATGATAGTAGCAGCACACCAGACGATTTCTTTGACTCTTGGTTTGAAGAGGAGAGGAAGCCTTTTTTAGAAGATGAGGATAATGAAGAAGAATAATGGCAAACCAACACACACCAGACCCTAGACAGGCACTATTTCTCTCTCACTACCTAGACCCCAGTAGTGACACCTTTTCCAATGCAATGCAATCAGCTCTTTTAGCTGGGTATAGCCAAGAATACGCAGAGAATATTAAGTCACTAATGCCACAATGGCTATCGGATTCTATTGAAGACCTTTACATAGCGTCAGAAGCTCAGTCTAATATTAGATTAGCAGTAGCAGGAGACCCAGAACAGATAGTAAAAGAGTTTGGTAAGAATGTGAAATGGGAAGCAACTACACTAGCGGCTAAAGGACTAATGAAACAGAAGTATAGCGAACGCTCTGAGATAACAGGGAAAGATGGACAACCGCTAGTAGTGACGTTTGATAATTCATTTAATGAAACTCCACGAACACCAAAGAAAGATAGCGAGTAGCCCCAAACGCTTTAAAGTAACCAGAGGAGGACGGCGTGGTGGCAAGACAGTCTTGAAACAAGAGACAATGCTCTTTAAGGGTATGTCAGCAAGTGTACAGCTAGCCCGTACATTTAAAGACCGTTCCGTTATCTTTATTGCTCCTACTCAAAGACAGGCACGAACGATTGTGTGGGAGAGTTTAAAAGCTCGTTTACATGGTATTGGAGAAGCGAACGAGGCTAGACTAGAAATGGCAGTGCCTAATGAGGAAGGGGGGAAGACTACCATCTTTGTTGGAGGTTGGGAGAATCGTGAGAACTACCGCGGTATGTCTAACGTAGTCCACATTGAGTTCGACGAGGTGGACACCATGAAGGACTTTTTCATCGGCTGGCAGGAAATCTTCCGACCGATGCTTATGGAAACAGGAGGAAGTGCAGGTTTTGGAGGGACACCACAAAAAGAGAATCCAAACCTAAGACGGCTTGAAAAGACGGCAGAGGAAGACCCAGAGTGGGGAGCGTATCATTTTACTTCTTGGGATAACCCCGCAATTCCTCGTAAAGAGCTTGAGAAGCTACGAGAAGAAATGGACAACGACACCTATCGTCAGGAGGTAATGGCAGAATACGTTGATAACGCGGGTGCACTCTTTAAATACACAGCATTGGTAGACCTATTCTCCAACACAATCACCAAACAGGCAGAGAAGTACCTAATCATTGACATTGCTGACGACGGTTCTGATAAGACTATCTTTAGCTTCTGGGAAGGACTAGAATGCTACCGCATCGAACGCTTTGCACAACTCAACACAGAAGCGATTATAGATAAAACAAGAGAGTACGCAGCCGCCGAGCGTATTCCGTACTCACAGATAGCTGTAGACGCGATAGGTGTTGGTGCAGGTGTAG